CGGTTAATCTGGATAGTACTCTTGATAGTGGTATATCAACGTTAAACAGTTTTGTTGATGGCGGAACAACTTACGTCTATGTCTTCTCAACAGAAGATGGTAACATCTCAAACTCTGAGTGGAATGCTTACTATATTGATCAGGGTGCAGCTTCCCCATTTACAGCTGGCAACTGGACAGAAGATACAATAGCTGCACAAACAGAGTACTCTGTCGACGCAGATAACCACTGTGATTCAGTAGCAGATGATAGTAACAATATTTATATTGTTATGAAGACAGATGCTGTAACTACTGGTGAAACTCTGATTGGGTTGCTGAAACGAACCGCTGGTGGTATATATACAAGTCATACTATTGTAACAATGCCTGCAGCAGCAGCAGATAGTAGAACACGACCATGTATTGCTTATGATAAAACTAACAGTAAAATTTATATAGCTTACTCAAAAGAAAATACAGGCGACTTAGATGGTTGGTACGTTAGTGCTGACATATCTGATTTAGATACATGGTTATCAGAGACTAACTTATTCGATATATCCGGGAAAGACTTTAATAATATTAGATCCCCGCAGCAGGATTTTCAGGGTACGGACTCTACGGGTATCTTATTTGTTGCTGCTCAAGATGCGGTAGCGGGTGATGACGATGATGATGTATACCACAGCTTAGTAACGATAGCAGCAGCCGGTATAAGTATTGAAGTCCCAACAACTGACTTAGTTTTATCAACAACTACCCCCGCTGTAATAATATCAGCAAGCCCAAGTTTTGAGGTCCCTGTTGTAAATCTCACCTTATCAACTGTTGCTCCTTCAGTTGGGACAGGTGTGGGTGTACCAGCAGTGGACCTCACCCTATCTACAACGGCACCGACGGCAACTATTTCCGATCATATAGCTATCGAGGCCCCAACGGTTGATTTAGTTTTATCTACATCAACACCAACAGTAACTGTTACCGATCACGTAGATGTTGAAGTACCAGTTACCGGTTTAGTATTATCTACAACGGTACCGACGGTGCCTGTTACCGATCACGTAGATGTTGAAGTTCCCGTTACCAGTTTAATTTTATCCACAACGGCACCAACGGCGGCGGTATCAGGTACCGTGGGTATCGAAGTACCGACAGTTAATTTAGTACTATCAACAGTAGCGCCGATAGTAACCATTACGAATCACGTAGATATCGAAGTACCCGTCACTAATTTAGTTTTATCGACAGTAGCGCCGATAGTCAATATCGGTATAAACACCGAAATCCCAACAGTTAATTTAGTATTATCAACGACAGTACCGACGATAGCCGTTACCAACCATATAGATATTGAAGTACCGGTTATTGATTTAGTATTATCAACGACAGTGCCGACGGTAGCCGTTACCAACCATATAGATATTGAAGTACCGGTTACCAATTTAATTTTATCTGCAACCGCACCAACAGTTGATATTGGTATTAATTTAGATATCACTGTCCCAGTTGCGACCCTTAATATTTCAACAACTGCACCCACTATTTCAATACCGGCCAATGTTAGTATTGAAGTTCCACGAGTTGATTTACTACTTTCAACAGTTGCTCCGGTAATCGATGAAACTACTACAGTAAGTTTGGCTATACCAACAGTTGATTTAATATTAAGCACCGTCGCACCCGTGGTATCGGCAGTAACATTGGCATCACCAGCTAAGAGTTTATCATCTGAAGAACCGGGCACTGGGTTTGCATCTAAAGAACCGGGTACTGGATTCATATCCAATCGATTAGATCGTACAAAAAATACAGGATTATCATAATGACCGCTATCTATATAACACAACAAATAATCGGCGCGTACCTTAAGGGTGAGATCCCACAAGCCGTACAGGTAACTTTTAAGGATGACGCAGGGACCGTTTTGGATTTATCAGGATTCACTGCCCAATTTGAGATAATTAGAATTGATGGTGGAACTGATCCCGGAAATCTTGGTCAGGGAACACCATCCATACCAACACCCCTTTCTGGCTTAACTCAATATGTATGGCATGCAAATGATCTATTGACAGTCGGGATGTACCGAGGTATAATGTGGGTTGGGGATGGTACAAATCGATATGGCTCTGAATTTTTTGAGTGGTTTGTCCGAGATTCATTAACTACAGTACCGAGTATTTAAAAATGGCTGTTAGCGATTTCCTAGATATGATGCCAGCTACTATTGTGCACAGGCCATTAACCAGTCGGGATGAATATAATGTTCCCACTTATGGTGACCCCACTAGTTACCCCGCTAGAATCGTCCATAAAGATACAATAATCCGTGGCTCTGATGGCTCTGAACTTGTATCTAGGCTTCAATGTTGGGTAGGTGGTATACCATCTATGGGTCCTGAAGATAGTATAACTTTACCCAATGGCACTGCACCTCCGATATTTAATGTTGAAAAATTCACTGATGAAGGTGGTGACCACCATGTTAAAATATTCTTCGGTCAGGAGGTAATATGACAACTATATCTATGAATATCAAGGGTATAGGTAAGATTCAATCTCAGATAAAAAAATACGGTAGAATTGCTGAGGTAGCCCTTGCTAAATCTTTAAAAGAAGAGGCTAATGGTATTTTACAACAAAGTAAAGAATTAGTACCTGTTGATACTGGTGCATTGAGAGATTCAGGCAAAGTTACTGGGCCAATCAATAATGTTATTTCTATCCAATTCGGCGGCGGGAATGTGGGTTATGCAGCCGCTGTTCATGAGATAATTGATGCCTTCCATGCTGGTGGTATGGCTAAATTTTTGGAAATACCAGCTAGAAAAGCCATACCCGGTATGAGCAGACGAATTGCAAAAGATATTAAAATAGCCACAAAGAGTCTTAAAAGATGAGTATATTGGATGATATCGGCGATAAACTAATAGCTGATGGTGTGGTCGGGGGTGTTACCGATTGGGTATTAGGTAAATCATACATGCCACCAACCCCTGATGATGTGATCGCATTGTTCGAGACTGGGGGTGATATCCCCGATCAGACCCCCGGAACTAAATATGAATACCCAACTTTTCAAGTTAGGGTCCGTGGCGGTAAATTTGGTTATGAGGCTGCTAGGATTAAAATACAGGAAGTGTTTGATAGTTTGAATGATTCCACTGTATCAGGGTATATATACGTTTTTCCTTTACAATCTGGTCCCATACCATTGGGTTATGACCGAGAAGACAACAGACCGGAGTTATCGTGGAACTTCGCAACGATGAAAGGGTAATCTATATAGCCGGGGGTGGTCCGTCTTTAAAAGGTTATAATTGGAACCTTTTGAAGGATAAAAGAATTATCGCTGTTAATAGATCATACGAAGTAATACCGTGGGCTGAAGTAGTGTACTTTACAGACAAGAGATTTTTTGATTGGCATAAAGATGGTCTAATAAAGCATAATGGCGTTAAAATAACTGGTGATAAGCATATTGATCACCCCGACGTGCAAAATTATAGATTAACCGGGTGCAAAGGAATTGATTTAGGTCATATGCGGTTAAAGCACGGTAATAATTCTGGTTATGCAGCTATGAATCTAGCAGTGCATTTGGGTGCTAGAATAATAGTTTTACTTGGGTTCGATATGAAATTTAGTGGTGAGGAATCCCATTGGCATAATGGTTACCCAGTGGCTAGTAGACCCAAACAATATAAGAATATGTTATCGTGTTTTAAATCAATAGCTGTGGGATTGAATAACAGAGGGATTACGGTATTTAATGCATGTGAAGACTCAGAATTAAAAGAATTTTATAAAACGCCTTTAGATAAGGCACACTTAGTAAGGGGCTAGGTTAATATGTTAATACAGCAATATATCGAAATGCACAGTAATCCAAAGCGGTTTCCCGGATTCTCTATAAAAGAACATATATCAGAGATAACTAGTTTAGTGGAAAAGCATGCAGTATTTAACTTATTAGATTATGGCTGTGGTAAAGGCTATCAGTACCTAGCAAAACGGTACCATGAATCCTGGGGTATACTTCCACATTGTTACGACCCCGGTGTAACATTTTTGAATATCAAACCGGAAGGAACATTCGGTGGCGTTATCTGCACAGATGTTCTTGAGCACATCCCCGCAGAAGAAATAAAATCATTCCTAACTGAATTGTTTAGTTATGCAGATAAATTTATTTTTCTATCCATCGCCACTTTCCCGGCTAGGAAATCCCTGCCCAATGGCACTAATTGCCATGTTACGGTTGAAAATAAGGAATGGTGGTTAAAGCAGATTAAGCCATTCGTTACAAATTTGGATTGTGTAGTAAGTTTCCGCCATCTCGATAATAAATTTGAGTTGGTAGAGTTATGAAATCGGCGCATTGCTTGGTTAAAAAGAAATCCGAATACCCTTGGCAGGGTATACATAGTGGGATTCGATCACAGGGGTATGATTTAAGTGGGGGAACATTACCGGCAGATTTGTTAGTAACTTGGACCCCGTGGAACAATTCAATAGCTCATCGCGCCGGTGAGAATCAAAAGAAATATGGTAAAGATTGGGTAGTTTTTGAAAATGGCTATCTACCTTTAAGTAATAATGTTAGGTATTATTGCGCCGGTTTAAATGGTTTTAATGGCCATGGTGACCATAAAATCCACAATATAGATGAATCGCGGTTGGGTAAGTTAAATATTGATATAAAAGATTGGACCACTAAAGGTGAATATATATTAATAGTATCTCAATTTGGTCACAGGGACACTAGATATTCAATGCCGATTGATTGGCCCGATACCATAATCAAAAAATTACGTGAATATACTGATCGCCCTATAATCTTTAAATCTAAAGCCGGGAAACGTAGAGTTCCATCTAAATCCTATCTTAATGTGACGGTTGTTGATAATAGTGAATCCCTTAGTTCACTTATAAAAAGTGCTTGGGCGGTTGTTGTGTGGAACAGTAAAGCGGCTGTTAAATCCCTTATTGAGGGTGTGCCAATAGTGGTAGATGCTCCTGTTGCTATTTCTAAATTTATGTGCACTTCGATCGAATCCATAGAGACACCTTATCGACCGGAAGATGCAGACAGATTATACTTTTTTAATTGGTTAGCAAATGCACAATGGAGTGAACAAGAAATAGCTACCGGTAAGCCATTTGAGCAGCTGCTATGACTATTAATTATTACACAGATGGTGGGAAAAGGGCCGGTGTATTAGAAAAAGCCATGATAAATGGTTCCAGATTAGCTGGGTATAGATGTGGTGCGATACCCAAGGAAAGATATACAGGGGTTAAAACAAGGATTGCAGCTCTGTATGGTTTATGGGGGAATTCCAGAGATATTATACATGAATATGTTGATGCTGGTAAAAAATCTATATTCTTTGATCTAGGTTATTGGGGTAGGCATGACGGCGGTAGATTAAAGGGCTACCACCGTATAGCTATTGATGGTTACCATGCTAAATTTGATAATACCGATTGTAGTCCTGTTAGGTTCAATAAGTTTAAAATAAAAACCAAATCTTTTGATAATTCAGGTGAATATATCCTCCTTTGTGGGCAATCAGCAAAAGCAGCTTGGGTATATAACCTAAGTCCTGAAGAATGGGAAAAACAAACTATAGAAGAGATAAGAAAGTACACTGATAGACCTATCTGGTATGTGCCGAAACCATCATGGCTTGATAAAAAACCTATTTCAGGGACAATATATTGCGATGGCCCTGTTGAGCAATATTTGGGTGATTGTAAAGCAGTCGTCACACATCACAGTAATTCTGGTGTACATGCATTAGCGTTGGGTAAACCAGTCTTTACACAAGAAGGCATATCAAAATCACTGGTGGGTGAATTAGATTTATCGAAAATTGAATCCCCAATGATCCCCAGTGAAGAAGAGCGCGATATGTTTTTATTTAACGTTGCACAATGGCAATGGTCTGTTGATGAAATTAGTGGTGGTATTATGCTTAGATGTTTAAAAAGTAGGGGGTTATTATGAGATTGGTTTTTTATGCAGCGGATAAAGAGCGGGAAGGCCTATTAGCTCTAGCCTTTAATGAAGGCGTTATGCACCATGATGGGGATGTCGCTGTTGTAAAATCAACAACAGACTATGAATTACCTGAGATGGGAACTGATGTTGCAGTTGTAATAGGGGTTAAGGGTAAAAGTCGTCAAATTATAGATGATCATAAAGCTATGGGTAAAAAGATAATTTATATTGATAAAGGTTATTTCAGAATCGCTAATACACATCCAGATAGGTTAAGTAGATCATTATATTATAAGACTAGTGTCGATAATTTTCAGCCATTGGATTATTTAATGGATTTAAAAGTTAGTGGTGATCGGTGGTCTAAATTAAGTAAAAAATTCGGGTTAAAACTAAAACCGTGGCAGTTAAAGGGTTCAAATGTTATTTGGTTAGGCCCATCCCAAAAATATTGCACATTCCATGGACTGGGGGATGCTACTGAATTTTCAGAATCGAATATTAAAATTCTATTGAAAAAGACTGGTAAGGACGTGGTTTATCGACCTAAACATAGCTGGGGGGATGCAACACCTATAAAAGGTACTAGGTTTTCAAGACCCCCAATTAAAATAGAAGATGAATTTAAGGATGCATATGCTCTAGCGACACACGGTAGTAATATGTCAGCTGAAGCCATTGTTGCCGGTATCCCTATTATTGCATTCGGCCCAGCGATAACTAGACCGATAGCTTCAACGGAACAAGATAAATTAAATAAAATATCATTCCCTGATTATGATTTAAGGTTAGATTGGTTAAGAAAAATTTCTTATTGCCAATGGACATTAGCTGAAATGGCATCCGGACTAATGTGGTCTAATACTAGGCACCTAATATGAAAATTATAACATTCTTACCGAATAATATGATAAAGGAGCAAGTTGACACTCTTATTGCTTTCAGCAATGGTTTAATTGACCTAGGTTATAAAGTTTCGATAAATTCACATGATAATGTAGAATTGTGTGATGTAGCTGTAGTATTCGGTTGGAACAAACCATACCATAAAGAAATAGAACGCGTAATTAAAGAATTCGGTGGTCGTGTTCTAGTATTAAGTTATGGTTTATTCAATAGACCGAAGTACTGGACCGCCGGGTGGGATAATTTAAGTGGTCGCGCCGATTACGTTAATGAAAATTCACCCTCCGATCGATGGGATGAGATGGGTGCGGGGTTGAAGCCTTGGAAATCAACGGGGGAACACATTTTAGTTACTTGCCAAGTTCCAACGGATGGTTCCGTATATGACATTGATATTTTTCAATGGAGTCAGGATACTATAGATTTAGCTAATGAAATAGTGGATTACCCTATTAGATTTAGACCGCATCCACTCGCTACTAATATAACACCTGATATGGAAGGCTCTATAAGGTCGGAAGCATCATTTGAAGAGGATTTATTAAATGCTAAGGCTATAATAACGTACAATAGTACTTCCAGTAGCATGGCTATATTTGAGGGTATCCCACTATTTGCAATGGATCGTGGCTCAATGGCATGGGATGTAGCCAACAAAGACTTAAAAGACTTAAATAACCCAAAAATGTTTGACAGGGGGCAATGGTCCCATAATCTTGGGTATTGTCAATGGACATTAGACGAGTTTAAAGATGGCACGGCTTGGGACCATCTAAAAAGGGGAGTATTAACATGATTAAAATTTTTATCGGGTATGATCGTGCAGAAGAAGTGGCATATCATGTTTTATGCCATAGTATACAACGTAAAACTAAAGTACCTATTTCTATAACTCCAATTGAGTTGCGACAATTAAGCAATTTAGTAGATCGGCCAAGAGAACCAGAACAGAGCAATGAATTTACATTCACTAGGTGGCTAGTGCCATATCTATGTAATTATGAAGGTTATGCTATCTTCATGGATTGTGACATGCTTCTACGTGCGGATATAAATGAATTATGGGAACTCCGGGATGATGTTTACCCTATTCAGTGCATTAAACACAACCACGTCCCTAAAGAGGATACCAAATTTCTAGGTACTATGCAAACGAAATATGATCGCAAAAATTGGTCCAGTGTTATGATATTCAATAACGCTAGGTGTAAAGCCCTCACACCTGAATACATAAATACTGCTTCCAGACTTGATCTACATCAATTTAAATGGTTAAATGGGGAGGTTATCGGAAGTTTACCAAAAGAGTATAACCATTTAGTCGGTTATGACTTCCCAAATAATAAAGCTAAAATAGCCCATTTTACTCTCGGTGGTCCATACTTTAGAGAGTATAGGGGTTGCGAATTTTCAGATGAATGGTTTAGGGAGCACAGGTCTATGCTTCATTGTGATCAATTACAATGAATTACACAGTCGTCACAAGCTTCAGTGAAAAGGGTTTTCATGAATATGGTCGCCGATTCATAGAGACTTTCGAGCAATTCTGGCCCCCCGAAGTATCCCTTATAATATACCATGAGGGGTCGGACGACCCCATTATACTTCGACACCACAACGTAGACTTGATAAAATATGTCAAGAACTGCTATACTTTTTTGGAGAAATATTCAGGTAACCCATTGTTTAATGGGGCCTCAATTAATCGGCCCCTACCGTGGAAAAAGAAATGCATAATGGAAGGTTATAATTACAGATTCGATATGGTAAAGTTTGCTCGAAAGGTATTTGCCATTGAGGATGCAGCATCTATCAATAAAACCGGGAAAATGTTCTGGGTGGATGCCGATGTATTAACTTTTGCTAAAGTCTCCATTAACTTTCTAAATAGCCTTCTACCGGATGATGTAGCCTTAAGTTTCTTACACCGCCCCGATTCATACAGCGAATGTGGTTTTGTTGGATATAATTTAGACCACCCAGCCTGCCCGTCTTTTATCTCTGAGTTTGCTGGTGTATATAAAGACGGCAGGGTTATAGATTTCCCCGAATGGCATGATTCGTATATATTCGATAAAATTAAGGATTCCAAAAATATTCCGGGTTATAGCATACCTTCGCCTGTGGATCGGGGTCATATCTTTATTAATAGCATTCTGGGCAGTGTTATGGACCATTTAAAGGGTGATAGGAAACAATCTGGTAAATCTAATGATGTAGATTTAACAACGGAACATGAGCATGAATATTGGCAGGAGAGAGCATGAAGCAGCATGGTGGTTTATGGTTACCCGATAGCGATCAATATTTTGGTGAAATATTTGAAAGAGAGGGTGGTTTTCAAATAGATCGTCTTAAGATAGCCCTATCTTACGTAACGTCATGGGATTATGCTATAGATGGCGGTGCTCACGTAGGAACGTGGTCAATCGAGATGGCTAAGCAATTTAATCATGTTTTATCATTTGAACCGGCACCAGATACGTTTAAATGTTTGTGCAGTAATACAAAAGAATTTCCGAATGTAGAACAATTTAATGAAGCATTGGGTGATCGCCAAGGGCTTGTAAATTCAATGGATGATATAACTAGGCCGGGTAATACTGGTTCCCGATTTGTTGAGCAAAATTCCAATGGTAAAATCCCGATGGATAGTATTGATAATTTAGATTTACCCTCATTAGGTTTTTTAAAGTTGGATTTGGAGGGTGCTGAGTACTTGGCATTAAAAGGGGCGGAGGGAACGATATGTGAACATAAGCCCGTGGTTTTTGTTGAAATAAAAAAAGGGATGGCAGAAAGATTTAATAGCGATATGTATGCGCCGTTAAACTTTTTGAAGGAGCTTGGTGCAAAAGAAGTCGATCGTATTAAAAGCGATTATATTTATATGTTTGTTTAATTAATTAACAGAGGAACGAAAAAATGGCAGCTAGTAGAGGACGTAGTATTCTATTGAAAATCAGTGATGGTACCTCACCGGGTGCATTTACTTCTATCGCCGGGTTGCGGTCTAAAACCATCACTATTAATAACGAAACTGTTGATATAACCACAAGTGATGATGCCCCGTGGCGTCAATTGCTAGGTAATACTGGTATTCGCTCCGTATCGATGAGTGGTTCTGGTGTATTTCAAGATGATGCCGCTGTGAATGATGTCGAAGACTTAGCTATGAATGGCCTAGCGCAAGAATTCCAGATGGTGTTCGAGAATGGTGATATCATTCAAGGTTTCTTCCAAGTTACATCATTTGAGTACGGTGGTGAACATACCGCTGAACAAACTTATAGTGTATCATTTGAAAGTTCGGCGAATGTAACGTTGATTCGGGCTTAATATTTATTAAAGGAGCAATGTGATGGCTAATAGTCAGCGCGGGGAAGTTAGTATTAAATTATCGGGTGAAACTTATATTATGAGGCCATCCTTTGAGGCACTATGTGAATTGGAAGATGTACTGGGTACGACACTTCCCCAATTAGTGATAGATTTGCAAACGGGGAATGTTTCACTTAAAAAAGTAACCGCTGTAATTTGGTCGGGTATTTGGGGTTATAATAAAGATAAAGCCCCTAGTATGGTAGAAATCGGGGAGATGGTGGTCAATGATGGTATGTTGAACATAGTCAACCAAGACTTAGTTAAAGATCCCACGGTAGAGGATGCTGGGCCAATTATAACTTATTTGGTATATGGTATTTCCGGGAATGAATCTGTGGAGGAGGACCAAACCGAAGACCCAAAAGAGTAAGTGAAGACGATGAAGAAGAGGCTAAAGATTTTCGTCTTCACATGAGGTTTGCCTTGGGGGTGTTATTATGGTCACCCCAACAATTTTGGGAATCTACAATGTGTGAATTATTGGCCGCTAGTGAGGGATATACTAAGGCTAATACTGTTGAATCAGAGGATAAGCCTATGACTAGGAAGGAATTTAATGATTTGAAGGAATTATTGGACAAAAATAAATCATGACTACTAGGGTTGAAGACTTAATTGTTGAATTAAAGGCTGATATCAAACAGTTTACCCAACAGTTTGACAAAGCTGGTGATAAAATTGGGAAATTCAACAAGAAGACTAAGAAGACCAAAAAAGGTGTCACTGATGCTTCCAGTGCTCTCAGGGAAATGGCATCATCTGTTGCTATTTTACAGGGACCATTGGGACCAATTGCTGGTAGAATCGGTGCGCTCGGCGCGGCACTGGGCCGTGTAAACCCCCTACTTTTAATAGGGGGTTTAGCTTTCGCCGGTTTTACCTTAGCACTCCGCAAAGCTATTTCCATAGGTATTGATGCCGAAGTTCAATTACATCAATTGGAAGGCCAAGTTAAAGCTACTGGCTTTGCCGCAGGATTAACAGCGAAGCAAATAAACATATTTGCGGTGGGTCTTGGTGATGCTACGCTAACATCGGCAAAAGCAGTTAGAGAAGCATCGGGGATTCTACTTACATTCCGATCCATTTCCGGTGAAACTTTTAAGGAAACATTAAGACTGGCCCAAGATTTATCACAGGCCGGTTTTGGTTCCTTAAAAACCAATGTGTTATCTCTAGCTAAAGCTCTAGAAGACCCCGCTAGGGGTATGACTGCCCTTCGTCGTCAGGGTGTTATATTTTCTGAAACCCAAACTGAAATAATTAAAAAATTAGTTAAAACTAATCAATTATTTAAAGCACAAGAACTGATACTGGAAGCAGTTGCTAAACAGACTGGTGGTGCTGGGCTGGCAGCATCCCAGAAGACATTGGCTGGCTCTCTCGATACAATGGGAGAGAGAATGTCAAAATTCACTGAGCAAGTAGTGGAAAATAGTGGTGCCCTCGGATTTCTTAAGGATGTCTCTGATTCCATTAATAGGGGATTGGGCTCACTTATTAATAATACTAAATCATACGCTGATATGGAACTATCAACGTTGGTTGACCAGCACATGCAAATCTCGACTGCTATACTCCTAGAAAGAAAAGCCATGGAGGGAACATTCTTTCTAACCAAGAAAATACATAAAGATAATATCACTGAATTTAAGGAAACACAATTAGCTCTTAGAAAGGAAATTGAGAGTAGACGTAAATTACGTGCATTAGCGGCAGCGGGGCCGGGTAAAGTAAAGGCACAAAGAAAGATTGATGAGGATGCGGCTGCGGCCACAAAGGCTGCGGCTGCGAATGATAAATTTCAGGCTTCTTTAGAGAAACAAATTGCCACACTTGGTGCTACTAACGTTCAAATGTTACAGTATAAGGCGTCCTTATTAGCCTTAGGTGACCCACAAAAAGCTGTGATAAATGGGCTGATAGAAACTATCCAAGCGTTTGAAAATCAAAAAGTCGCCTTAAGTGATACCACTAAGGCGATGGCAGCTAGTCGATTAGCAGAACTTGATAAATCTATGATGAGTGAAAAAGAGTTATTAGCTCTCGGTTATAATGAACAGACTGTTATAATTACCGACGCCTTAGCCGCTCAAGTTACAAGTTTAACAGATGCTAAAGTTAGAATGTTAGAATTGGAAGGTAAATATCAGACGGATTTAGAGGCCATTACCCGCAAAGAAGCTTTAGGGGGTCTCGACCCTGAAACAGTTGATAAGCGTTTAGCTACATTAGATGAATCGTTATTATCTGAATTAGATTTATTAGCATTAAATTATAACCAGCGTGTTCAAATAGTTACCGACGCTTTCACTGAACAAGAATTAACAGAAGGGGCTGGGAAAGAAAGGTTATTAGCATTAGAAGCCGGATATCAACAAGATAAAAGTAGGATAGTACAACAAGGTGAAAATACTCGTCGATTAATGATGGCATCTGGATTAGGTGCTGCGGCTAACATTTTTAATGCCTTGGGGGCATTGATGGGGAAAGCCGGTGAGAAAATGAATGCTAGGCAAAAAGGAATGGCCCGTTTAGGCATTATAGCCTCTACCGCACAGGCCATTATGAACGCTTTAGCTGTTCCCCCCTACCCATTAGGTGCAACTTTAGCAGTAGGTGCAGCATTGCAGGGTGCCCAACAATTAAGGGCGGTGGGTGGTGGTGGCGGCATATCAACTCCCTCCTCTGTCTCAGAGACAGCTACCCCGACAATAGCTACCCCGACAACTGTAGGTTCTGCTGGTTCTGGTGCGGTTAATCTCAGGGTTAATTTAGGTGATGATGATGATTTGATAAGTAAGAGTGCTGTGCGCCGTCTTATTGATAAAATTAATGATGAAATAGCAGATGGCGCAACTTTAGCCAGCATAGGGGTTTCTTAATAGTGGCTAAAGGTAGAAATTTATTACTTCAAGTTGACATCAGCGGCACGATGACGACTATTGGTGCCTTACGCTCCAAAACTGTTACTATCAACAATGAAACAATAGAAATTACAAATCTTGATTCCAATGACTGGAGGGAACTTAATCCCAATGGGTTGGGTTCTAGGACAATTTCAGCATCTGGCTCCGGGGTGTTTACTGGTGATGCGGCAGCTAAATTTATTGAGGATGCCTGTTTTAACAGAGACATCCTGTCAATGCAAATAGTATTTGAAAATAGTGATGTTCTATCCGGTAATTTTGCGGTAACTTCCTTTGTTAGGGGTGGTGAACATACTGCAGAAGAAACTGTATCGATATCATTAGAAGGTTCCGGTGAATTTACAATGACAAGAATACCTATTCATTGTATAGGTGCTCTTACTGCTGATACTTGGGTAGCTCAAACTATTGGGGATTTCACTGGTTCCACGAATTATTTGAATGGTATAGCTTCAGATTTAGCGGGACTGTGGGTAGCAGTAAGTAATTTAGGATACATCGGATCTTCTGTAGATGGTGGTGATTGGGTTACTAGATTTTTTGATGTAACTATATCCATACATGACGTTGAATACGCGAATAGCACATGGGTAGCTTGTGGGCAAAATCATATCTATTATAGCTCCGATGGATTATCTTGGACTAAGGTGTTTGTTGCATCAGCAGTATTCCACAAAGTTACTTATAATGATGGGGTTTGGGTAATTGTCGGAACTGGTAACAATATATATAGATCAACGGATGATGGTGTATCGTGGACACAGGCTACTACTGTCCCAGCGGGGGTCGGTACATTTCACAGTATAGCTTATGGCGGTGGTGTGTGGGCTGTGGGTAAAGCTGATGGTACCATTCTTACGTCTACAGATGATGGGGATACTTGGGTAGCGAATAGCACTCCGTTTGATGTCATTGCTATCCAAGGGATGGCATATGGCCAAAGTAAGTTTGTAGCTGCTAATGGTAATGGTCAAATTGGGTCTTCATCTAATGGGGTCGATTGGGTGATCGACGGTACTGGGTATGGTTTTGCCAATGACTTGATATTCAGTCCGGTAGGTTTATGGATACTTGCTGGTTTTACTAACGGAAAAGAATTATACCACTCTACAGATGGAACATCTTGGACTCTGGTAACTGGGGTTTTGGGGGCTACTAATAATGTAGTGTCCGTTGGATTTGATTGTGCTGGGGCTTTATTAGCAGTTGGTTCTTCAGATGCATTCGTTGGTGCAAAAATATCGAAGTCAACAGCTTAATAACTTACAGATAGGATTTTAATTATGGCTAAACCAAAATTCGGATATGAAAATTTTTTCACCACTGGTGTGGTAACAGTAACTAATGAGGCTGTTGGCTTCCCGAAAGAAAATGCTTATGATTGGAATACCTATGATTACTGGAAGGCTAGTTCTGATGGGATAGTTTATATAACAGTCGATTATGGTTCTGCTAGATCGGCTGATTATTGGGGCATCGCCGCACACACTTTATTTGATAATGCTGGTACCGTTCAATGTCAATATAGTACGGATAACTTTTCTGCAGATATCAATGATATAGGTGATTTGGTGACACCATCGGATAGTAGTCCGATTTTTAGTATTTTCACCGCTACTTCCGCTAGATATTGGCGTCTTAAAATTACTTCTACAGGCGCGGCCAGTGCTATAGGAGTGGCATCGATCGGGGCGGCGTTGGAGATGGATCGCGCTGTGAGTTCTGGGGCCATGCTACCTAAAGAATCCCGAACAGATACGATAATAAATCAAACTTCAGAAGGCGGTCAATTTATAGGCCGATCGATTGTGAGGAAAGGTGTTAAGTTCGATTTGTCATTCACAATTCAAACACTGGCATTTGCCCGTGGGAGTTGGAGTGCGTTTCTTGATCACGCTGAAGTAAAACCATTTTGGTATTCATGGAACCCGGATTATGATGACGCTGTATTTTGTTGGATGGATGGTTTCCCCATGGCCCCCAAATTTGATAGACCTAATACAATGACCCTTGGTATGAAATTGATGGGATTGCGTTCGTGAGTCATGCTGCAGAAAAGTCTGTAATAGGGCGCATACCTTTTGCTGTCATTAAATTATCTTTAGATTATTGTACCCGCACATATGGTCGGGATGAATGTACTGTAGGGAGGGAAGCATCTGGAACTGCTCAAGCCGGTGGGATTAATACTATCACGGTATCCGCTAGTGACTCTTTCGGTGATGACACCCTAATCGGTTACGTTGTTTATATTTCCGGTGGTGCGGGGGTTGGGCAAGAGGGCCGAGTTACGACCAATGACAATACCACCAAAATAGTTACAGTTGCGGATAATTGGTCTACGCAACCAGATAACACCAGTACTTACGTACTCATTAATAGAACTACGGCTTGTCATAATACGCGGTCCAATTGCCAAGATGTATCCAATTATGATGGGAGCCCTACTGAAAATGAAATATGGATAACTAGCATCACAGCTGACTTCCCGGCTGATATTTGGGATGAAGCTAACCTCGGCATCGCTGTACCCACATTGAAAAAAATTTCTGCCACACCCCCTAAGATCGATATTGCGGGGGGGCTTGGTCAACGTGCCTCCATTTCCGTTAATTGCGTTGACTTCCCTCATCACGATCGCGGTGTTGATAAGTATGCTTTAAATCGCTTATATGATGCCTATGATAGAGGTACATTTTGGGGTAAATTCATAACTAGAAATACTTATTATCAAGGCCGCACATTAACTTATTATGACGGGTATTTAGTTGATGGTCTTTTTGATGTAACAAACTTTCATGCCAGAACGTACATAATAGAAAAAATTACCGGCCCCGACAGTGGTGGTGGGGTATTTATAATTGCTAAAGATATCTTAAAATTAGCGGATGATGATAGGTCATTTGCCCCCGCGCCGTCTGTGGGCATTCTCGCAGCTGAATTATTATCCGGTGAAACGGGCTCTCTCATGCTACCCACCGGTGATGGTGCTGAATATGGCGACAGTGGTTATGTTAGGGTCAATTCAGAGATTATATATTTCGCTAGTCGGTCTGACGATGTATTAACTACGTTAACTAGGCAAACATGGGGAACCACTTTAGACAGTCACGAGGTTGGTGATTCGGTTCAATTATGCCTATCTTATGAAGATATTAATGTTGTAGATATAGTTGAAAATTTATATACCACCTATACGGATATACCACCAGCTTATATACCATCTACTGATTGGGCCGTTGAGAAAAATACATTATTGTCTTCAAACAATTTAACTGCTATAATATCAGAACCGACCGGTATTAATAAACTTGTTAAAGAGTTAGTTCAACAAAATTTAATGTACATATGGTGGGCGGATGAAGTACAGGAAATTAAATTAAAAGCTTATGCGCCTGTCACATCTACTACCCCCATTAATGATAATGATAATATTTTAGCTAATTCTATAAAAGTTTGGCATGAACCGAAATTACGTGTTAGTCAATTTTGGATGTATTATGCTTTAAGAGATTATACTGATACAGACACCCGTAATTATAGAAATTTATACATACAGGTGGACTCTGACACGGAAAGTACAGATAAATATGATGAAACCAGACGTCGGAAAATAGAATCAAGGTGGTTAAATTCTGTTGGTGCCGGTCTCGTTTTACAAATAGCTGGGCGCACTTTATCTATATTGTCAGAAACACCTAGGATGGCTAAATTTCGTTTAGATGCCAAAGATGAAGTTGAAACGGGAGACTTTATTACTTTAACTACAAGATTGATGCAGGATGCTAGTGGTCTCGAAGTTGATCTTGATATGTTAGTTATTGAAAAAAGACAGATTATATCAGGTACTACATATGAATATTTAGCCCAAGAATTTAATTTTACAGGTAAATATGGTTATATCGGCCCTGATACACTCCCGGATTATTCGGGGGATACTGTTTTAAAACAAGATGGTGATGCCCTGTTAACCGAGATTGGTGATTTTATCTTACTGGAAGATGCCATAATTACTGATGGTGCCAGTGATGCACAAAAGAGTGCTTATGCTTGGATAGCCCCTGATAGTGGTTATTTTGCTAACGGTGATGAAGCCTATAAAATTTTGTAAGGAAAGAACATGACTGACTTTAATGCTATTCCAGACTCCGATATCGACCCAGAGAGTCCCATTGTTACAACTTTAATGACGTGGCTGCGTGATAACCATATAGCCACCGCAGAAGCTGCGGATGGGGCACCTAATATATGGCATAGATTTAATCCGTGGTTAATGAATTTTGGTGATCAGTCTGATGGTGCTATAACTCATTCCATAACTGCGAGCGTTCCGGGCGGCTTATATCAATGTACTACATTTACCATTGATGCCAGTGTGGTAGCTACATTTGATGCCCCTGTAATCATCAGGGCTTCCACTTCTATTATCATTAATGGTAACATTAATTGCCGAGGTGCCGATAAAAGTTACGAATTGAGTGGCGGCGGGGCTATCGGCGGTGGCGGTGGCGGCGGTGGCGGCGGTGGCGGTAGTTTTTATAGTGATGGTAATCCGGGCCTCCCCGGACAATTTGGGGTATATGATGCTGTGGGTGGCATCTCAGGTACCCCCGGATTTTATGGTAGCGGTGGCGACGGTGGTAGTGGTGGCGGTGGTGCCACTAATGCTACCACTAGGGGTAAAATATCAGCTTTAGAAACCCTCCCGGCGGTCCTCTCAGGTGGTGCCGGTGGTGCCGGTGGTTATGGTGGCAGTAATACTGATACCAGTGGTGGTGCCGGTGGTGCCGGTGGTGCGGGTGGCGGGCCTATCATTCTCATTGCCCCTAGCATTATTATTGATGCCGGGGCTGTGCTTAATGTTAGCGGGGCTAATGGTAGTAGCGGTGGTGCCGGTGCCTCTGGTGGTGGTGCGGGCGGTGGGGGTGGAGGTGGTGCTATTATTAAGGTCGGTAGGGCGATAACGGATAATGGTACTAATACAGTTACCGCTGGTGCTGGTAGTGCTAGTGCCTCCGGTGGTGGTAGCAGCGGCGCAGGCGCTGCTGGGTGGGCATTAAATCTGTTGATTGTTGACGCATAAGGAGTAGGGTAATGGCTTCAACCAAAATATCAAATCTAACAGCAGTTGTTGCGGTGGCCCTAACTGATGCATTTATAGTTGTTCAGGAAGGCGTCTCAAAGAAAATGACAATCGATCAAATCCGCACACTTGATGCTGTGACTATATCAGGTTTGGGTGATGAAGCCACATATCAATGGCAATTAGCAATCGTCACTGATGATGTGGATGGTCCCGGTGTTGATAATCGGTCTATTGTTTATAGTGATGGTGTAGACTGGCGTCGAATGTCAGATGGGACTATCCTTGCCTTGAGACCACCCACGGCGGATGTGATTATTTCAACAACCGCACCGGCAGTGTTATGACAGCTACTAAAATATCAAATTTACCAGCTGTTGCAACGCCTGAGTTTACCGATGAATTTGCTATTGTTGATATTTCAGCGGATGAGACTAAAAAGGCAACCCTGGGTATTGTTAGGGCAAAACCAACATACTCATGGGCGAATTTACCTGATGTAGGTACATACCAATGGCAATTAATTATCGTGTCCGACAACGTCAACTCTCCTTTAGCTTATAGTGATGGTGCCGATTGGAGATATGTTAGTGACGGTAGTTTGGTTAGAATGGAAGATATACCATCGGGTAGTTTAGTAATCATCACTATGGCACCCTCAGCTATAGTCGATTTAACGATTGAAGTACCTATAACTAGTCTAGTATTAACTACAACAGCACCAACAGTAGTATAAAGGAGCAATTACATGATTTTTATTAGTGCGGGGCATTATGAACGTAAACAGGGTGCTAGTTTCGGTAATTTCACTGAATGGAAAGAAGCTACATCGTGGCAAAGTATAATTATGGGATTACTTGGGCCTGCAGCTATAGCTGTTCCGCCCATATCATTAAGAAGTAAAGTTATATTTATCAATAACCATAAACCCGACAGCGGTGACATAGCAGTTGAAATTCACTTTAATAGTGCCGTTAACTCCCACGGTAATCATATCGGGGAAGGCAGTGAAACTTTATACTGTCCCGGTAGTTCTAAAGGTAAAATTATAGCTGAACACGTGCAAGGGTCGATGTGCCGTATTTGGCCACCCTCTAGGGGTGTTAAAGAGGGTTGGTACCAAATGAACCCAGATAAAGGCCCAGATTATTTCCTAAAGGCTACCCACTGTCCAGCGATTATCGTTGAACCGGAATTTGTGCATAATGAGGATATGATCGAAGAACGTAGGTATGTCGGATGTGCAGCACTGGCCGAGGCACTCCTTGACCTACAGACTTGATACATCTCCGTCGCACGGGGAGGTATCCCCGTGCGACTTGAAGATAGATATAGGTACATATGTAGCTATTTTATAGGTCGATAAGAAGGAGGACGAGGGAAAATGAGTATACCCATTACCAATTATATGATAATAAAGGGGGTGATCCTTGGAGTTACATTAATACCGGGACCAAGTATACTTGGGTGTATTAAACTTATTAAAGGAGATAATTATGAAATTTAGTCAAAACTTATCCACCTTCATATCCAGTAAAAGTAATTGGACTGGGATGGCGGCGATAATCGGTTCCATCAGTACATTTATTGCTGGGACCATAGATACCGGCCTTATGTTACAAGGTGTATTTGGCGGGCTAGCATTAATTTTTGTTAAAGATGCTGTAGCTAAAGTCGGTAAATAGTTGTATGACTTCACCACCCGGAATATCTTCCCCGCGTCCGGGTGGTGCTTTTTAAAGGAGATATCATTATGTTTGATTTTTTAGGTGATGCATTGGGAGCCATTATTTCAGGCGGCACTACCGGATTACTTGGAGCCGGTATCAGTTTGTTCGGCGAGATTAAAAAACAGAAAATGATTTTTGATCATGATGAAAATATGGAAGGTTTAAAGCAAGATAGTATGAGATTAGAGGCTGATCTCAAGATGGATTTAGCTAAAGTAGAGGGCGGCATAAAAATCGACCTTTCTGAAATGCAAGCCTTTACACAATCCCAATCCAATGACAAAGCGACTTATTCTGATCCCAGTAAATTCGGGGCGATAGGTAGATTTTTTATGGGAATGGTTGATTTTTGTCGCGGTATGATCAGACCCAGTATGACTGTTTATATGACGGTATTAACGACCCTTATGTACTGGCAACTGATTGAAATGGTTGGTGGACTAGAGGGTGTTATTAATAAAGACATGGCCCTCGGTATGATTCAGCAAATTACCCTCGTTATCCTTTATATAACTAGCACTGTTATTTTATGGTGGTTTGGGACTCGTCAGAAGATAATTCAGAAACCATCTGTTTAATATCTTTTAGAGTGTAATTAACTTTCATTATTTTATCAATGCCAGTGATAACCAGTACCAAATTTTTCTGATTATCTAATTCGGTACCTTTTCGCTGGCCTTTATAGTGATTCCCCCACATATCGGTAATTTCATAATACCACCAACCATCAACTTCATAAAATTTAATTAATTTACATTTCTCTTTTTTAGGGTGGGGGCCACCTGCTGCTACATTAATCATTTAAGTACCCTTCCGTAATTGTCTTCCAATCGTTCTATATCTGTTTCAGATAATTTTTTTCCTAAAGCTATCTCTATTACTACTGCTGGTGTATCTTTAAGATTGGTCAATCTATGTACGGATTCAGCATTAACCTTGATAGATTCACCGGCCCACACCTCATGTGTATTATTATCAATTTCTGCCATAATAACACCACTTGCTATAACCCATATTTCACTTCGGTGGGAATGTTTCTGCAAACTTATGGATTGTTTCGGATTTATGGTTAAACTTTTAACCCAATAACCGTTAGCTTGCATAAACAATTGCCAATGACCCCACGGACGTTGTTGCGCGGTTAATTCACTACTCGATGCCCGTTTTACTTCACCGCCCAATCTAAATAATCTAATAATTCCCAGACTTGCACACAATTCTGATTCCGGTGTATTAGTCTCTATACGGTCACCACCATTACCGAATATATTTGGTCGGTATTCTTTTATTGCTTCACAAACTGTATCATCCTTATCATCTACCCCAACCACACTATCCACGTAATTGATCGATTCCAATATTTCCCTTCGGTCATCCCATGGCATGAATGTGTAACCTTTTTTACGTATTAACCAATCATCACTATTTAGAGCAACTATTACTTTTCCATATACCGCTGCATCTTTTAACAAATCGAGATGCCCAACATGGATTGGGTCGAAACCGCCACTAACCATAATAGTTTTCATTTTGATAGTACCCCCGCTAACTCTTTAAAATCGATTTTTCTAGACCACATGTGATCGCACCGCATAACTAATTCACGTTTGGTTAATCGCCCAACCATTTGGGCCTTTTGCCAGTCAAACAGCATAAAATCATCTCTGCCAACCCGTAAAAATAACCAACAATGCTGATCATGCCTCCCCCTATGCCGTAACCATTTTCTTTGTTCAGACGTATAGTGATCTATCGTAACCACTGTATCCTTCATTTTCGGCCAATTATGGAGATATTTAAGTTCAACCCAACCGCCAACACCCCGCATACCATATGATACATCAGGTATACCAAGTGTCAGTTTATCCTCATGCCGTTGGGCATGCCAATAACCCTTCATACCTTTTCTTAAGTATGCCCAAAAAGTGCTCTCATCCATGCATCTTCTCGAATTCGATTTGGCTAGTTCCTTTATCTTGGGTTAATTTACCTAACATATCTAACACAGCCAACCAATCATGAATTGGCCATTCTAATTTAGCTGATTGAACATTCTTACCTAGTGTATCCATTAAAGATGCCCCGACATATGATGCATGGTCTCCCATACCCTCAGTATCTAGAAATATAATACCATCCATGATGTCCGCTAATTTTACCACAGCCTCAATATAAGTTCCAGATATCGCATCCTTAGCATTACTGTATACTTCAGACATTTGGCGATCTAGGGCGTCGAAAGGGTCTTCATCACATTTACTCTTGATCATCTTCTTCATTGGTGTTGCAACATCACCAGTAATAACTTCTGGTACGTCATGGTTTAACGACCAGTTCATTAATTTTATTTTTTCATTATCCGGCAGGGGGCCAAGGTTAATTAATTCTGCTATTTCTAAACTAAGCATAGTTACTAAGTATAAATGCTCAGCCAGTGTCTGTTGTCGAGCAGTACGTACAATTTGCCATCTGGTAACGTGCCCGGTTCTTAAAATATCTTTAATTGTAATTTCCATAATCAATTCCTCCGGTCTACCCATCTATCCAATGTATGTAAAGCATCCTTAACCCTAGGTTCGATGTGGTGCTCTCTGATATGTCGCATTTCATAATTTATACTTGCTAACACGCAAGCCTCCCGTAATTCAGACGGAGTGAAATGTGCGGATTCGATCATATGCTCAAGAGTATTAACTAAATGATTATACTCAGGGTCATTCATGAATTTCTCTCTGGGCGATTTCATTGATCTAGCCATTCTCTTTTCTCCTTAATATTGGGGCCGGTTTCCCGGCCCCGCAATTTTACAACTTTGCTAAACGAGCAGCTAGGCTGGCTTTAGCCTTCACTGCCTTATCAACAGCCCGTGTAGCCGCTTTAAGTACCTTATTGGCGGCTGCAGCAACTTTACGATCTGCTGTTGCCCCGGCTTTCAGTTCCTTGATCGAGGCGTTTGCCTCTTTAATTGCTGATCGAAGGACTGCTTTTTTCTGTTTGTTGTCACTCATTTTATTGCTCCTCTTTCTTTGGTTTAATGTGGTTCATAAATCCAGTTTCTGGATTCACTGCCCACTCTCTTTTGCGGTTAATTTCCATCTTTTCCAAAACCGCCTTTCTTACATCAATGCCTTTAAGGTAAGCTATATCTAAGATAAGGATTACCAAATCAGCATATTCATGTG